GGAACAGAACCAGTAAAACAGGACAATAGACAAAGATCCCCTGATATGGAGCAGCCCCATGTCTTTTTTGCGATTTTGGTGCGTGTGACCCCGGGCCGTTGTCCGATCGAAAAGGTCCCGGAGATTTTCATTCCCCTACCGGGTTGACATGGAGAACCCCCGCGCTATAATCCCGGCTGTTTTTCTTGGTAGAAATGTTCATACTTCGCCGGTATAATAGACGGTTAGAAATCATGATTTGCAGAGGTGAAAGTGATGATAAGAATAGTGGATGATATTGAGGAGAAGCAACGAATTGCACGCAGCATTCTTACGGCACTGCCAGAGTGGTTTGGGATTCCAGAATCAACAGAAAACTATATTCGTGAAAGTGCGAATGAAATAATGGTTGCCTCTTTTGAAGAAGAAAAAGCCAATGGTTTTTTGTGCCTGAAGGAAACGGGAAAAGATACCGTTGAGCTTGCTGTTATGGGCGTATTGAAGACGCATCATCGTAAAGGTATTGGCAGAGATATGTTTGACAAGGCAAAGCGGATCGCTGCAGAACATAGCTATTCTTTTATTCAGGTAAAGACGGTTCAAATGGGCAAGTATCCGGAATACGATGAAACAAACCGTTTTTACCTGGGCCTTGGATTTAAGGAATTTGAATTGATGCCAAATCTGTGGGACAAATGGAATCCGTGCCAGATTTATGTTATGTCGCTTTGACAAACTCCTGTCTGACGAGATGCCCACTATGCTCCTTTATGCCGCAACAGACGAAGCAATTCAGCCGGATAATGTCTATCAGATGAGCGGCAATCAAATCAGTGTGAAAACCCTTGATTTAAACCAGGATTTCTCGGAGATTGCCGCACAGCTGAAGGCAATTGTTGATACGCACTTTGAGTAGGGATTATTTTTTAACGATCACCTTGGTAGTTTAACGAATATCACCAGTAACTCAACGATTATTCGGTTGTTTAACGATTACAACGGCATAGGAAGCCACTATCCTCCTAAAACGCACAAAACCC